TCTGTGGACTCATCGCCGAGATGATGGCCGCAGCCTTGGAAAAGTCGCCGCCGGTACGCCGGGCGAGCTCTTCGGCCCGGGCCCGGGCGATGGCGTACCACTTCTTGCCCTCCTCCAGCTGTTCCGGAGTCGCGCCCCGGTAGCGAGAGAGGGCGTTGGTGATCAGCTGATCCATGTCGATGCGGTCATCGAGCATGTCAGGGTCCAGCGACTCCTTGGGGACCTTCTGGTCACGCTGCTTCTGGCGCAACTTCTTGCGGTCCATCCGGCGCTGCTCGGGCGTCGGCGGCTTCTTGCGGGGCTTGGCCAGCGAGCGGGGCGGCGTGGGGAACTGCTCGGTCTCGTAGGCGGCCAGATCGTCGGTGCCGGGCTGCAGCGGACCGGCCTGACGCAGCAGCGCCAGGAAGTCGCGCCCTACGACCGGGCGTGAATCCAGTTGGCTTCCCGATCCAGGGCGTTGTCCTGCGGCGTGCCCCAGTAGAGATTGGTCAGGCAGTCGTTGAGCTGATCGTCGTCCCGATGCAGTGCCTGTCGTCCCGGCGGTCTGGGCTCCACAAACGCTTCCAGCATCAACTCCGCGATCTTGTACGAGACCCTGCCCAGCGTGACGCAGTGGTACTTCTTGCCCTGGTTGCCGCGTAGCTGGGCCCGCAAGACGCGACCCGTGTAGGCGTTGCGCACCCTGGCGTTGTTCGACACCTCGTAGTTCGGCCAACGCCTGACTGAAAGCCAGGTCTCCTCCAGCGACCAATCGGTGTGCGCCTTCACGAACATGGGATCCATTGTGCCCGGAGGCATCGCGCATGTACTGTTCGCCCGGAGTATGGCCGAAGCCGTTGACATCGACGTCGGCGAGCATGTTCCGGCCCAGGTTATGCCACATGTCGCGGCGTTCCTGGGTGGTCTTGCCCGGGTGATGCGGCATGCCACCCTGGTGACTGCCGAACATGACGACGGGGCTAGGACTGACCATCAACGGGTTGTAGTCGTCGCGATCGGTGTCGTCGTTGTCGTAGGTGTCGATCGTCTGGCCCTGGTTGAGGTCATAGATGCCCAGCTGGTCAGTACTTACGGCGTCACCGATGGTGCGATACAGATCCTCGTCGTTACGGGAGAGGTCGGTGTAGAAGGTGCCCCCGGAGTCCCACCCGCCCTGCGACAGATCGGGGTCTTCCAGCAGCTTGTCCCAGTGACGCTTGAGGTAGTCGCCCTCGGTCTGCGGGGACACGCTTTCCGTGGGGCGACGCTCTTCGGTGCCCGGCAAACTGATCATGTAGCCGGAGTCCGGGCCGTCGAGGGTGTAGCCGCCCGTCTCCCGGACCGAGTCCATCATCGGGCCCCAGTCGACTTCGGGCACCGGGGCGTCGCCGGGACTGCCCTGGAAGGCCACACGTGACGGGCGCTGCAAGTCCTGCAGGTCGTCGGCGTAGTCCAGATCGGTGCCCCAGCTCATGTCGTCGTACTCAGGCAATGCGCGCTGGAACTCCAGTTGGTCCCTGAACCGCTGTTCGGCGATGTCGTGCGGCATGTCCGGCGGAAGGACTTCCCGGCTGTCGTAAACGAAGGCACGGTCGGGTTCGTAGGGCGGGGGCGTCGGATCATCGACCTCAGGACGGTATCCGGGCATGAGCCGGTACATCGGCTCTTCGGGGACCTCGGGGGTGCTGCCCCAGTTGCGAGGGAGGAAGGAGTCCTTGTATTCCTGGGCGCGAGGGTGCGCGCCGGTGATGTAGCCGTTGGGCCCGCCCGCGCGCTCGTCGCCGAACTCCTCCTGGACCATCGGCCAATAGGTCTGCTTGAACGCTTCGGGTCGACCTGTAGCGGCGTCGGCCTGCATGACCTCGATCAAGCCCTCGATGTAGTCGGCAAGCTCGGCGTCGCCGCGTCGGCGTGCTTCGTTCGCGCGGGCCTTGGCAGTGGAGACCTGACGCTCCATGTCCATGTCGTGCTCGACGGCCACACGACCCACATAAAGATGCAGGTCCGACGGGTCTATGGGGCCGTCGACCAGGGAGTCGTACGGGCGGGGGCCATTGACACGCTCATAGTTGCGCTGCTGCTCATTGAAGCCGTCGCTGAAGGGCGCAGCCTGGCTGTATGCCCAGTTGTAGGGGATCTGCCCGGGATTGCCGTGCAGCTCCATCCAGCCCTTGGCGTGCCCCTCGGGGTCGTCCATGACGTCCCACCAGGCGTTTTCGGCAGGAATGCCATGGGCTGCGCCCATGTCCTTGATGACCTGCTCGAACCGCTTGTCGGTGAAGTCTCGGGGCTCCAGAGTGTCGGAGACGGCGTCGACCGCCTCCTGGTAGTCCGGCGTTCTCGGTTCCTGGGAATCGATGAACCCCATCGCCCCGCCATAGCCGTCCCATGGACCGAACGCGCTGGGACGCGGCTCCTGCCCCTCGGGGACAGGCGATGTGTAGGGAAACCGCGCTGGCCCGAAGGGTCCGCCGTGACGCTGGATGTCGGCCATTCCTCCCCTTCCGAAGGCTCGAAGGGAGGGGAATTACGGAGTGATGAGGCCAGCGGTGCGCAGTGCGGCCAGCAGAGCGTTCACCTTGGTGACCGTGGTCGGCAGATCCGCACCGCCCGCCAGGTCGGCGATGGCCGGGGTCCGCTTCACGACGCCCGCCACCGTGGTGGTGGCCGGGGAGACCGTGCTGTTGGGCAGCGTGGTGATCTCGGCGGTGGCGGCCTGGTCGGAGTAGACCTTCAGGTTGCCTGCGACGTGCGCGGCCACCACGCCGGGCAGCGAAAGCACCTGGAAGGGCACGAGCGTCACCGCGCCGCCGCCCCTGATGACGACCGTCTCGTCGGCCCCGTCAGCGTTCTTGTACGTCGCGCTGATCGAACCGATGTTGTTGAACAGCTTGGCGTAGTAGGCCATGACATCTCCTGGTTGGGCTCGGTGGCTTCATCTCTTCTGTGTCGGCGCAGACCGGGTGACAGGACTAGTAGCCCCGGCCTGAGCCCATGCCGCCGTTCTCGTTCATCAGCGTGGGCCCGTAGCGCTCCTGGGCGTAGTTGATGGCGGCGTCGATGTTGTCCTGGGGATCGAACATGTCGTTGCCCGCGCCGGGCAGCTTGTAGGCGTCGTAGGTGGGTCCAATCGTCTGCAGTAGGCCGCCGGACGGCGTGCCCTTCTGGGCATTGGAGTCCCAGTTGTTGATCGCGTTGGGATTACCCGAGGACTCGGTCTGCATCTGGTAGAGCACCTGGTCGGCCAGCGAGGTGGGTAGACCGTTGCGCTCCAGCCCGATCTCGACGTTCTGACGCCACTGCTCCACGCCTGCGTCCACGTCGTACTGGATGGGGCTGGATGGCCCGCCAGCAGCCCCACCGACGCCCGGCGAGCTCATGGCCCCCGCGCTACCCCCGCCGACGCTCGGCGTCGGCCTGCGGTCGTAAAAGCCCTCGGCATTCGACCCCTGGGTCGGCTCAGTCCCAGCACCCTCATGTCCGTCAGCTTTCACTGTCGGGGTCGCCGCCTTGTCCCCGCCGTTGGTGGTCGAGCAGTCCTGGGTGGTCGGATCGCAGGAGTCGCCGCCACCAACGCCCAGGCCCGCTGCGGCGGCGTCGAGATCGGCGACGAACATCATCCGCAGAGCGTGCTGTTCCCTCGCGGTCTGAATGCGCCTCACACTCTTTGTGCGTCGGCGCAGGGGATCGAACAGGGGTTTTGCCCTCACACTCTTTCTGTGTCGGCCTGAAGCATCTCCAAGGCTCTCCAGAAGGTGTCGACGTAACTGCACCCCTCCAGCACTTCCAGGTGAGTCTTACCAATCACCAGCACCCCAGATTCGAGCAATTTCTCTGGGGTGCCGGGGCGATCCTCCCAGCCCTTCACTTCGATGATGAGATCGTTGGGTCCGACAATGAAGTCAGGTCGGTAGGTGCCCTGAGAGGTCTCGACGTCCGGTCCGTCGTAGCGCCGCCAGTCGACGCCCAGGCGGGCACAGGCGGCGACGAAGCGGATCTCCCACATCGATTTGAAGACGACCGCACCTTCGGGGAGATCGGCGATGTACTTGTCTCGCACCTTCTTGACCTCGGTGTGAGCGCACTTGTTGGAGCAGTATTTGAGCTTCCCGGGGAAGTAGTGGGGTCGGGTGAACTCTTCACCGCAACCGAGGCAGATTTTGGTGACCATCTTGGCCGGGGGTTTCTTTCCCCACTTCTTGCGGTGTTCGTCCGAGCAATACTTCGACCGGATGTTGGCGGCGGGTTGCCCGCACGGACATGTCGCCAGCTCCTGTTTCTGCCAACCACGCCGGTGATCCGGGCAAGTATCGCGCTGACTGTGTTGGGTGGGCTCACCGCAGACCTTGCATGGCCTGTTGCGACCTTCTTGAGCGGCAAGCACTGCCGGATGCTTGTCGCCTGAGCGCGCCTTGTTCGAACACTCGCGCGAACAGTGCGTGGTCTTGCCGTCGAATGCCTTGCCGCACTGAGGGCATTCCCGATCAAGGTACTGCGCGCCTTGGGTCTGGCGATTGCTTCGTGCAGACAGCGCATAGCGACATTCGCGAGAACAGGTCTTGCTCTCGCGGTACTTGTTGGGCTGCTCGAACTCTTTCCCACACTGCACACATTCGCTCACAACATAAGGATACCCCATGACGCGACAAAGGCCCCCTCCCTTGCGGAAGAGGGCCCCTGCCTGTAGCTTCAGGAAGAGATACCGTATGGGTCTACGGTTATCAGGACTTCCTAAGGATGACGATGCCCCTCGGGTTAAGGATCGCCATTCCGACCAACTCATCCATGACCCAGCCCTTGTGGAAGCGCTCCACCATGGGGTTTTCCTCGACGTCCAGCGAGTACATGACCGGGAAGACGCCCAGGAAGTTGGGGTCCGGGGTCAGGTACACCGTGCCACGCGGGATGATGATCGACTTGCCGATCTGGAACTCGCCGAACTGGACGATGCGCTCGCCCGCGACCACCGAGTCCTTGAACGCCCAGCCCGTGGTCTGGATGTCCCACCGGTAGAAGTCCCGGTACTCCTGCGGGTTGCACAGGAGGCGAGACGAATCCAGCTGGCGCTGGTCGGTGTAGGTGACGGCGGTGTAGAGATCGTCGGGCATCAGGTGCTGTCCGGCGATGGTGATCTCGTTGGGCAGCGAGCCGGTCGACGGGTTCGCCGTCGCGTCGACTGCGCGGTAGTCCACCGCTGCGGCCTCGATGAGGGTGATGAGGCGCGTGTCCTCGGCCCGCATGATGGCCTGCTTCGTCATGTCCTGCGTGTACTCCACGATATTGGAGCGCAGGTAGTACAGATCTTCCTTCTTGATCTGCGGGAACGAAGCGATGCGGAAGAGCGCGACCTCCATGCGCTTGCCCTCGAACGGAGTGATCTTCACTTCGCCCTCGGTGCCGTGCATCTGGTAGGCCTGGCCCAGGTCGTCCAGCACGTCGTACTGGATCGGCACGCCTGGGGTCAGGGTGTCTTCCAGCAGGACGTTACGCAGGATGCCCTGGTACCGCAGCTGCAGCTGGATCGGGCCGATCATGGACTGGCCCAGGCGCTGGATGCCGCCGACCTTGTCGCTCAGGATGTGAGCGAGCTTGGCCTGCTTCTCCACCGCCGAGAGGACCCGTCCGCCCATGCGCTGCTGGCTGGCGACGATCTCGGCTGCGTAGTCCTCCGAGGAGCGGGAGAACCGTCCCAGGCCGGAGTTGACTGCTACTGGCAGTGCTGTGGTCATGACTTAGGCACCTCCCGCCACGGTCACGGTGGTAGCCAGGTCGAGACGGTTACCACGGATGAGGATCTTGTCGGTGCCGGTGACGTCCATGAGCTCGGCGATCACGTTGGCGTGGTTGACCCCGGCGGGGGTCAGCTGGCCGTTGGCGTTGCCGGTGAGCATCTGGCGTGAGCCGTCAGTCAGCAGCGTCCAGTTGGCCGTGGTGTCGAACGCGGGGGCCAGGATCTCGAAGAAGCCCTGGGCGTCGAAGAGCCAGACCGCGAACTCGTTGGTGCCGGTCGCGGTGCACTCATCGATGCCGTACTGCGGCGCGAGCCACAGGGCGGACAGCCCGATCGGGGTCTGGTTGGTGGCACCGGTGAACAGGGTGACCTGTTCGCGGGTGGTGCGGGCCATGACCGAGCCGGGGAAGATGTCCTTGGACTTGTCCCACGCGGGGTCGAGCTTGCACGCCCACGGGGTGGCCTGGGTCCGCGAGTAGATCTCGCGGATGGTCCGCTTCTGGCCCGGATTGTCCGGGGTTACATAGAACATTGGTGTCTCCCTCCTTTCAGGGAATACTCAAACGGGTTTGGTTGGGGGCCAACGGCTTACATGAAGAGCAGGCCGTCAGTGCTCTGGTCTTCCAGAGCAGAGGTGTGCCGACCTGCGGTCCGGGCCACTCGCCCGTTACCGAAGCCCGGAGGCACCTGCCGCGCCGACCCGCGAGTAACACCGCTGGCAGCCAAGCGCTGTCGAGATGCAGAACGCTGCATATCGTGTTGCCGGACCGCGATGAATCCCTCGCACATCGCGATCCGATCGGCGACCTGGCCCGCCCGCATGACCTCATGCTGGGCGATCAGGTTGTACCGGTCTTCTGGGGCGCGCAGACCCGCCTCCACGAACAGATCCGCCGCACGTACGGCGTCTGCGGTGGAGGCGCGCTTGAAGCCGCCCTCCTTCTTTCCCTCGCCCGGTGCCCACGTCACGTAATCGGTGGACAGGTCGGGGTCGGAGATGCCGTCTCCGGCATTACGTCCGAACTCATCGATCGCGAACTGCGACGCCTGAGCCTCTGCGTCGGTGGTGTTCGAGGTCGGGGCCTCCACGTCGATGCGTCCACCCGGCGCTGCAACATCCAGCGAGGTGTCGGCGTGACGACGGTTCATGTTGGCCCTCCGGTGGTTCTCATCCTTTTGGATCTGGGAGAGCACATTTCCCAGGTGCGGGAAGTACGCCTCGGGGTCGAAGCGGTTCGCCTGGGCGAAACGCTTGGCCTCTCGCAGGACGGCGGCCTGACGCTGGAAGCCGTGCTGGCGCGCGGTCTTACCGGTCTGCTTCTGCAGGTAGTGGTCGAATGCCGCCCACACCCGGGAGGACTGCTTGGAGTCCTGGGGCTGGGTCTCGCGCACACCGGAGTTGGGATCGGCGGGCTGGAAGTCGCTGCCCCGGAGGCTCTGGTCGTCGGTGCCCGACAGGGGCGGGTTGACGACGTCGGCGGTCTCCGGCACCGAAGTGGCCACCGTGGCGGCTTCCTCGGCGGTGAGCTCGCGCCCCAAGCGCTGCTTCATCCACGCGATCTTTTGAGCGATGGCCGCTGTGCGCTTGTTGCTGAGCACCTCGGGGTAGGTGCCGTAGTTGGCGGGCTCGCCGTGACCGAGGTCGACGTTTGGCTGTGCGCCGCCGGGGAGGGACACCGCACCGGAAGCCGCTGCCGCACCGGGGACAGCGGGGTCTTCTCCGGCCTGGCGCTTGTCGGCCTGCATCTGCTGATACCGAGCGGCATCGCGCAGCAGCTGCTGCTGGGTGTGCTTCATCCGCGCCACCAGGTTGTTCTCGGTGTTGCTGATGGGGCCGTCGGCGGCGGTCTCGACCGCTTCCTCCGTGGGGGTCTGGGTGAGGAACTCGTCCTCGCTCGGTTCGCGGACGGACTGGCCGTCGACACTGTGATCTCCACCATCGGTCAGCGGCCCCTCAGCCTGCTTGCGATGGGTCTGCCGACCGGCGGTGGCGACCTTGCCACGCGAGGCCAGGCTGTTCCGGCTACGTCCCATGGTGTTGTCCTCCCTAGTCCTTCCTTCATTCATCCTGGAACCACCCGCATTCACAGGGGTGGGGTAAGAGAGCATGGCCATGAGGAACTCGTCCTCGGGCCGCAGAGACGGCTGCTGTTGCATCCGCTGCTCATTCATGGCGTGGTCCGGGGCTTCCCAGCCCTCCACATTCTCGACGTTCCGGCCCTGATCCAGGCCTTCCGCCTCTTGCTCCCGGTCCAGTTGCTGGGTCCGGTCAAGGTTGGGGTCGCGCAGCTCGGCGGGGGTCTCCACGTAGGAGTGGAAGTCCTCCTCGGATCCAGGCTCCTCCTGGCGCAAGGTATCCACGGACTCCGGTGCCTCCACCTCGCCGTAGGCCTGGCGGATGATGCCCAGCACCGAGGCCTGGAAGGGCTGGGGCGAGGTCGACGCGGGTGGCTCCAAGCCCATCGCCTCCCCGAAGCCGCCATCCATCAGCGATCGCGGCGGGGCGACCAGCGTGCCCGACGGAGCCGTGGACGGGCGAAGTTCGGTGCTAGGGATCATGTTCGGCGAATAGCCGGGGCTATTGGGACTGCCCAGGAAGCTGTCGGGTCCATAGAGATCCTGGTTGTCGGCCCCGGCCAGACCGGCAGGGGCACCGGAGGAATCGGAGCGCTGGCCCTCCAGTGCGTCGCCGAAGGCATTGATGCCCTGGCCCTGCTGTGCGACAGGGCCGGATCCCGGCGTCTGTATTCCTCGCATGCCGCCACCGCCACCGGTGGGCAGTCCCTGGGCGAAGTCCTTGACGGCGAACTCGTCCGGGGCCCCGCCGATCTGGCCCGCGTCCCCCGCGAGATCGAGGTCACCTGCCTCGGCCTGCTTGAGCAGTCGCGCGAAGTCGCTCACGTTCGCCACCTTCGGCTGAGGCACGGAGGCCTGGATGACCTTGGAGACCACGGCAGTCTCGTCGGCGGGATCGAAAACGTAGGACAGCTCGAAAAACCCGAGCTTGTGGCAGGTCTCGTAGACCAGCTGGGCGCTGCCGTTCTTCATCAGGTGCTCGCCCTTGTGGAACTTCACGTGGTCGCACATGTCGTGGGTGTCCACGGCCTTATTGCCGCACATCGAGCAGATGGTGAATCCGGCTTCCGCGCCCATGGACACCGAGTCCAGGCCGCCAGAGCGGATCTCGTGGGCGAGCTTGGGAAAGCGTTCGGCGTCGACCTCCATGATGCACTCGATGCCCTTATCGGCACCGTTCTCGAAGTAGCGCGCGGCCACCACCCGCCCCCGGGCCTTGTTGGGATCGGAGTTCTGGTGGTTGACGAAGACCGGCTTGCCCACGAACGTGTGCGCGGCGCTCTTCAGTTCTTCGGGTGGCCAACCATCGAAGTTCTGGTTGACCCGTGCGGTGATGGCGCGCACCACCGTGTACAGGAAACCGTTCTTCATCGTGAAGTCGTCGCCATTGTCGGCCTTCACGACCGCGCCGGTCGGCTCCGCGCGAGCCTGACGGATCTTGCGGTTCAGTGCCTGCTTGCTGACGTTGCGCTTCAGCTCACCGTCGAGTGTCTTGAAGAAGCTCATCGACGCCCCTACGCCTCACCGAGGTAGTGGGTGCCCCTCAGGTCGAGCTCGCCCAGATTGCGCGCCCCGTGGAGATGCTGCTCCTGTTCCAGCGCGGCCTGCTCGGCCAAGCTGTACACCCGGCCTGCGGTGCGCGCATTGTCGGGCATGCCCATGCCGTAGCCACCGCCCGGACCCGTCGGCTGGTAGTCCGACATCCAGCCCCCGCCCATTTGCGCCTGGAACTGGCGCACGACGTCGGAGGCGTCATTGGTCTGCCCGTAGCTGGCCACATGCGGGGTGCGGTACTCGCCCATGGCCTGTGCGGCCTGCTGGTCGTGGGCGATGTGTTGCTGCACGACCGGCTGGTAGTACTGGCCGTCCTGCTGCTGGGGTGCAGCAGTGCCCATGTGCGCGGCCAGCATCTTGGAGCCGAAAGCATCCACCGGTCCGGCCTGGCGCACCAGCGGCACCTCGTTGGGTGCACCGTTCTGCCCGGGCAGCGGGTCCCAGCCGAATCCACCGAGGTGCTGTGTCGGGTTCGGTGGCTGGTAGTCCGGCACACCGGAGTAGCCCGGCTGCCCACCACCCATGACGGTCGGGAACGCCCCGGCCTCGTGGTACTGGGGCTCGTGGCCGTAGGCCGCGACCATGCCGGGGTCGGGTACGCCCATCTCGCCGAACGCGGAGTTGAGCACACCAGCCTGGAGCTGCTGGCCCTGGCGAGCGATGCCGCCCTCGGTGCGCTTCGGCTTGCCGAGCGCGTTGACACCACTGCCTCCGGGGCCTTGCACCATGGGCTGGCGCGGCTGAGCCAGCGGTGCGCCACCCTGCGGCGGCGGCTGGAAGAGTTGCGCGGGCTGCGGCGGTGCCTGATGTAGGGCGGGCGGCTTCGGCGGCTTGATCTTCTTGGGCTTGGTGACACCCTTGAGGTTGGCCGCTCCATTGGAGTGGGACAGGCCGTCCGCACTCGGGTACCCGGGCTGTGCACCGACACCGAAGTAGCCGGAGTTGCCTGCCGCGTAGTAGGGCTGGCGGCTGGCGCGGAACTCCAGGTGGTTTTTGATCAGGTCCCGTGCGGGCTCCAGGCTGGTCACTCCATCCTGGCGGCCTTCGGACTCGGACAGGAATGCCTCGACCGAATCCCAGTCGCTGGCGTCCTGAGATCCGCCAGACTTGGCATATGCCCAGTTGGCGTAGTCATCGAAGGCACTGGCCTGGCGCATGGCGGCATCGAATGCCGAGTAGCGCGTGATGTTGCCGTCGAAGCTGTCGATGTCTTCGCGCAAGTCGGACTCGTACTCCTCGACGTAGTCCTCCGAGCTCGACGCCCAGCTCTGCTTGTCGGGGCCGGACCCCGCAAATCCCGTGGGCACCTGAGTGCCCTCTGGCGGGTTGTATCCGAGCAGGGGCTCGTCGCTCTCGCCGTCGGCGAACTTGGCTCCGAGGATCCCGGACAGCGCGCCGCCAACGCCGGACGCCAGCCCACCCAGGCCTGCGGCACCGCCGCCCATGCCCGAGAGCGCGTCGCCGATCGCACCGATGCCGCCCCCGATACCCGAAGCCAGGCCCGGCAGCATCTGCATGAAGTCGGCCCCGATACCACCCAGATCGGGCGCGCCACCGGTGGCCGCCTGATCAGTCGGGGACTGGACCTGGCTGGCTTCCGGATCTGTCTGGCTGCCGCCGCTCACGCTCTCGCTCTCGCCGCCGTTGTCGGCGGGGATCGTGGCGTAGCCGCCCGAGGCGGGCATGACTGTCGGAGCCGCCGTCCGGCTGATGGCGGCCACCAGCTGATTGGCGTCATAGCCCCGATCACGCAACTCGTCCACGGTCTTGCGGACGTCGCTGTTGCGCTGGGCCATGCTGCCGTAGTCCTTGGCCTCCACGCCCCGCGATGACAGGTCGCGCAGGTGATTGATCAGCGATTCGTCGCTGGCCAGGTGATGCGATCCGGTGAGCTCGGTGCTGGTATTGGTCGACGGGCCCGTGGGCATGATGAGGTCTGGCACGCTGGGAGCCCCGCTGCTGCCACCGGACCCACCGCCAGCCAACGACGTCACATCCGTCGCCGCACCCTCCGGTGCTGTCGATGTCGGGGCTGCCGGGGCATCGCCATTGAGCCCCGGGCCTTGAACGGGGGCGGTCGACGGGCCCGGTGCCGCACCGGTGCCGTCGTGCTCCCCTCCCGGCAAGGTCAGTTCCTGGCCGGGGAGAATCAGGTCCGCGTCGTCGCCGACAACATCCCTGTTGGTGTCATAGAGACTCTGCCAGTCGCTGCCGAGCCCATTCTCTGCGGCGATGTCGGACAAGGTGTCCCCAGGCTTGACGGTGTAGGTAGAGCCGCCTCCGGCGGTATCGGTCTCAGCAGCTGCCAGGTCAACCTCAGGGGCTGCCTGAGTCGTCCCGGGGTTGGCAGGGGCCTGTGTCGTGCCGCCGGGGTTGGTGTTGAGTCCAATCTCCGGGGCACCGCCTCCCGCGCCATCCTGGATCCAGGGCAGCCCTGTGCCGCCGGGGGAGTCCGCCGCGTAGCCCGCTCCCGGGCCGGTGAGCGGGTCGGTCATCGGGTTGCCCGTCTGCAGCCCATTGAAGGGGACGAGCATCGGGTTCTGGGAGTCGTACTCGCCTGCCGTCGGACTCGGATTGAGCAGGTCCATCGGGTCGTACGGGGCAGCGGTGCGCGCCGAGAGCAACAGATAGCGACCGGCGGCGGCGGTGAAGTGCTTGATCTCCTCCGTCGGCTCTTCGTCCTCCATGTCCTCGGGTCCGAAGTCCTGGTTGATGAACTCCTGCAGCATCTCGGTGGTGGCCTGGTCCAGACCGACCTCGTGAGCGAACTCCGCAGCAGCCTGGCTGGCTTCGGTGGGCCGGGCCTGGTCGAGCTGGCGACCGTGGTTGCGCTTGTACCATTCCTCGAACTGGGGCAGCACCTCATCCACGATCCAGGCCACGACACGGCGGCCGACGAGCATGGCGGCCTCGCGCTCTGTGCCTTCTGCGGCTGCCCCCAGCATGTCGGTGTCGTCCAGTGAAGTGACATCCACGGTGCTGTGCTCCCTCTCCCGGGGGATGTGATTGAGCTGGGGCACCATCCCCCTCGGAGTAGTGCGCAGGAAGTCAGCCGTCCGACGGGCGTAGTAGCCCAGGGGCACGTCGTCGGCGTCGCCCGGCAGATCGGTGGCCTCGGCATATTCCTGAGCCAGGTCGGTCCGACGATCGAACTCCTGCTCGCGATCGATCTTGTCGTGGGGCCCGTAGTGATCGATGATCTCGCCCAGCCCACGATCTCGGTGCACGGGCCGATCGTCGGCGTCGGCCACCCAGGCACGCTTGGTCTTGACCTTGTTCCGCCGCTTGTCGACGTACCGGTCATCGGTGTTGTGGGCGGCCTGCATCTCCCAGTAGCTGGCCAGGCCGTGGCTGCACAGTCGACCGATGAAGGTGAATCGCCGCTTGAAGGCCCAGTTGCCCCACTTGCAGGAGCAGTGCCAGTTGCCGACCTGTTGTCCGCCGTGGGGCCCATAGGCGTCATAGCCGCCCAGGCTGGAACCCTTGGTGATCATGGTCTCGTAGGTGCCGGTGTCGCCCTGGACGGTGGCGTAGATCCGATCCGGGCCGATGTCCTTGACCGCCACCTTGCCCTCGCGACGCAGGCGCTTGGCCTTGCGCTGTACGTCGTTCCACGCGGCAGTGCGAATGGTGCGATCGGAGTCCAACAGCGCGGCGTACCGGTCGAGCTCGGCATCGTTCTCGGAGTAATTGGAGCCCCGGCGCTCGATGAAGCCGTGGCTGTCGTCGCGGAACATCTGCACGGGATCGTTGAAGTGGTCGGCAGCCTGGTACAGCAGCGGGGTGGCGTACTTGCTGCCGAGCTTGGGGGCGGGTCCGTACAGGCGCAGGGCGGCCTCGCGATCGGATAGCGCAGCCTGCGGGAAGTGCTGGCCGAAAGGCTCCTCCAGTCCGGCCCGCTCGCGATCCCAGGCGGCGACGTCGGCGTGCGCCTCGGGGTGCACCTCCCAGCTGTGGCCGGGCTGGCCGCAGAACTCGCACTGCTGGGCGGCGAACAGGTGATTGGCCGGACCCGGTTCGTCGCCTGCCTCGGAGTGCGGAACGTCGTTGAGGGTCAGCGAGTTGGACGGGTGCAGGCGCTCGTCGGCATCGATGGTGTATTCGCCCGGGCCCCACGAGGCGTCCGGCGTCGAGTAGGTGGCGTCATGCTGAGGATCCGGGTTGTAGGGCAGACGCACCGAGTTGGAATCGTCCACGTGGTCGCCGGGGCCGCCCAGGAAGTAGCCGTCAGCGTCGCGACTGGCATAGATCGGCCCCTCGTCGGGACTGCCGGAGTACTGGATCTGGTCCTCGGGCGAGAGCTCGCCGGTGGCAGCGAACTCACTCAGCCCGTCCAGGATGTCACCGATGCCCTCTTCGGGACCGCCCATCTCCATCCCGGGCTCCATCTCGGGATCCATGCCCTCCGGGGGCATTGCGGGCAAGGCCTCGCCGTAAGGGTTGCCCGGGAACTCATCCTCGGGGATCGGCATGTATCCGTCTTCGAGGGAAGCGACCCGGACCTGAGTCTCGGGGAACCACTGCTTGAAGCCGATACCGGCCACAAGATGGCTGGTCCGGCCCCGCACGGTGTCAGATTCAACAATCGTTCCCGCGCCACGGGGAGTCTGAACCATTTCGCTCACGCGCTTGTCCTCCTCAGAGTGGTCTATCTCTTCTGTAGCCACTAGAGGAAAACGACAGGGGTCAGGTCAACAGGGGGAAGTCCTGGAAGTCGTCCCCGAGCGCCAGCCGAATCCGGTCGAAGACCAGCGGGCCGACCGCGCGCAGTGCCGAGGCGTCGATGCCGTACCCGGCGGTCATGTGGGCCAGCCACGGGGCGTGTGCCTTGGGTGAGGGGAACTCGCTGCGGATCAGGTAGGACAGGTCCTCCAGATCCTTGGAGTCGCTGACCAGATACACCGCGCAGGGGTCCATGGTGCCGTCTGGGCCGCCGTCGGGGTTGAAGGTGGCGTGCCCCATGACACGGGCCTGGATGGCCGGGGTCATGCTGGAGAGCTCATCGAGGCGGCGGATCAATCGGGTGGGATCGATACTGGCGATGTCAGAGAAGTACTGGATGGTGACGTGCATTTCTTCCAGCGGCTCGCCACCCGGAACCAGGAAGGGTGCGAGGTCGACGGCGCGGGGAATGAGCGCGACCATGCCGTCATCGCTGTGATCGGCGTCGGCCCGGGCGAGCATCTCGAAGACGGCTCTCAGCCCGCTGGCCGGATACCCGGCGATCATTCAGCGTGATCCGCGCAGGCAGGCTTGACGTAGCAGGGCAGGCCATAGAGCTCGCACTCGAAGTAGCGCCAGTACATGCGCCAGAAGGTCTTGAGCTGAAACACCTCGGCGGCATCGGTGGCACCGGTCGTCGGGCAATTCACCTCGTTGCCCGACGCCACCGCCTCGTGGCCGTGCCTGGTCAGATAATTCGCCAGCGAGTCCGCTTGATTGCCGTCGGGCATTGCGTAGAGCAGATACATCCCGTCGGCGTCTTCAGCGGTCCCGAGTACTGATTCCTGTTCAATCCGCATGACCTAAGGCCCTCTCGTATCCCTGCGCAAGTAGCGCCAATTCTTTGACCGGACTCTCGTGATGAGCGACCACGAAGTCCTTGAGCTCGCTCCGTGTGAACGTCACCGTCCCCCAGCTCATAAGGTTAACCGGAAGTAGCTGGGACACAACCGCTTCGGGAATACCGTTTGCTACCAGGTCCTCATAGATCGACCAGGCTTCCTCACAGGCGGCCTCTGTGGCCCCGCGCAGCAAATGAATCTGTGTCAGATCGGTCAACGGTGGCATGTCGTCCACATAGAAGACGGGCTCGACCGTGTGATCGAGCCCGCCTCGGGTGCCGTGCTTCATCCAGATGAACTGGGGTAGGTGCAGGCGCACGACGATGTAATCGCCGAACTCCGTGATGACCTGCAGCGACAGCTGACTGGTGAAGCGCACAGCTAGATCAGTACCACATGCCGCGTCTGCCTGTCCCGGTTCGACTCCAGCCCGTGCCCACCGGTCGTCCCAGGAGCGCCAAGAGCAGCAGGATGATGCCCACGGCGATGAGGATCCAGCCACCCACGGTGAACGGCTGGATGATCGGGGGCGGCACGGGCACTCCCAGCGAGGGGAACAGCCACGCGGCAATCAAGAGAATGATGCCGATGATGATCATGGGTTACACCTTTCGTTTGGCCCGAAGGCCCTCATTCATTGGGTGTCGAGACCGGCGGTTCTGCATCCGCGCACCCGTTGACGGTGTCGACCTCCCAGCGCGCGGTCATGTCGAGGCTGTCCTCCTCCGTCTTCATCAGCACCACGGTCGTGACAGTCCTGAATACCCAACGGAAGGAGGCCAGGAACGTCTGGGGGTCCAGGCGCATCTGGGGCGCGGCGGCGGCGAGGAGGTTCGGAATGGCGTTGCGCTCTTCCGGCGTGGCAATGCCGTGGCCGACGTAGGTCTGGGGCGGCCAGATCACCGACCCATCCGGGCACAGCAACCCGATCTCGGTGGCCTCGGTGACGGTGGATGCTTCGGTCATGGACGGTCCTTCACTCAGTAGGAGTCGGGCCGTTCCACGACACATCCCATGATGTATTCGTACTGGTCAAGGCCCTCGTCCAGGAGCTTAGCCGACTGCCGGACCTGCTTGTCCATCCGCTCGTAGTCGCCGTGCACGGCCAGGATCTTGTCCAGGTGGGCCATGATCTGGGGCTGGTGTGCTTGCTTCTCGGTAGCTTCCCAGAACACCGGATTCTCCAGGAGCGCGACGAGCTCGCGGACGGGCTCGTGCTCGGCGATGCGCTGACGGCGGCGCACTGCGGAGATGACCCGGTCCTCGTCGGCGTCGTAGGACCGGTGGTACGAGCTGGGCCCGTTGGTCAAGCGCGACGTGCGGGGGTCTGCTGTGCCCTTGCGTCGGCGCTGGCGGCTGGCCGAGCGCATCTCATCGGACTCCGGCGGACGCTGGCGGTTTCGGGCAACCTCGCTGCCGCCACTGCCCCCGGCCCCGACAGGGGCTCCCGGCAAGGTCGGCGGCTTAGCCGTGGGTGGGCTGGCACCCGGAGGAGCAGCGACCGGCACCCCAGGTGTCTCGATCTTGCCAGCGGCCTCGCGCGCGGACGCGGCGCGCATCTGCTGCTGCGCGGCGACATTGGGATCGTGGCTCAGTGGCGGGCCGCCGGGCTTCTGCCCCTCGGCGGGCGGCGTCGGCTGGCCGACGGTGCCGGGCAGGATGCCCATCTGACCCGCCGGGCTGGCCTGGGCGGCCTGCTGCTTGAGCATCTTGTTCTGCTCTTCGAGCATCTCGGTCTGACCCATGGCCTGGCGCAGCTGCAGGGTGGCCGACAGATGCTGCACGAGCTCGGGCGGATAGGGCTTGCGCTGCTGGTCGCAGTAGGACTGGACCTTGGCCATCGTCTGGGCCTGGGCGATGAGCTTCTGGTAGGTCTCCTCGGAGGTGTCCTCCAGCTCCTGCTTGGGGTCCATATCGATGTTGATGGCCAGCGTGCGGTCGCTGATCGGGACGCCCGCCTGCTTGAGCTGCATCAGGAACGCGCGCTCCTGGGCCTCATCGCGCAGGTTGAGGGTCTGGAACTTGATGTCAGGCAGCAGCAGCTTGGGCACCCGCACCAGATGCTCTTCGCCGGTGATCGGATCGGTCTCCACGATCTCGCGCCAGACGGGGCGGCGGTACGCGCCCTTCTTCTCGTACTCGTAGTGCTCCTGCGCCTCGGCGATGACCTCGGCGCGATGCAGGATGTGCTGGCGGGCCTGGTTCTGGAAGGTCACCATCTGCTGAGTGACGAACTCACGGTTGATGGCGGTGCCCGCGTAGGTGGAGCTGGACCCTCCGGAGATCAGCTCCTGGCCGATGCCCCAGGCCTGCATGAGCTTGCGGTCGATGCGGTCGTAGTCGGAGTCGAAGCGCGGCATGGCCTCGCGACCGAACACGCTCTCGATGTCGAGGGAGAAGTTGCCTACGACGACCCGGAGGTCGGCCATGAGGGCGTTGTTGATGTCGTCACGGACGCTGTCCAGGTCGCCCTGGTCCGGGATCCAGGGTTCGCCATCTCCCAGATTTGGTACGCCAAGCTTGGCCAGGATGAAAGGGGAGTACAGGCGGTCTGAGATGGCGTCCTGGGCGGCATTGAGGCTCTCCTCGCTCATCAGCGTGCGGAAGGAGCGCAACATCAACGGGGTGCCGCGCATATCCCAGGAGGACACCCGGTTGACGATGCGAGACACCAACGCCTCGGAGAGATCCAGGCCGTCGTCCTTGGCGGCGGCGTGCATGATCTCGGGGTAGTACTTTTCCAGCGTCTGGTACTGCCAACGGCGCTCGTTGCGCTGGGACTCGGTTTCGTCGGAGTCGACCATGCCGCCGGGGCCGGTGCGCAGGTTGTCGACCATCTCCTTGACGCGCAACTGCACGCGCTCACGCTCGACCAGCATGGAGCGGCTGACGTCGATCATGTCCGGGTTGAGGATCTCCTCTGACTCCCAGGTGCCCAGCTGCTCGTTGAAGTGCGCCAGCGCGGTGACCTCGCCGGAGATGAAGTACTCGCGGGCGAAGGCGTTGGGCAGCCAGTTCGCGTAGTCGAGGTGGTCCATGAACATCGTGGTGTAGAACTTCTGGATCTCGTCGTCCTTGGAGTCGAACTCCAGTCCGAGGAGAGGGAACTTCGAATAGATGTCGATGAGCAGCGGCACCAGGTCGTGGCAGGCATAGAAGAGCCGGGCCCAGCGACGAATCTCGGCGAGCTCCTTGGGGCTCTCGAAGTTGAAGGGGATGTTCTTGTCGGCCAGCGTGCCCATGGGCGTGCGGTTCTTGGGCGCGACCTGCACCATGTTCGATGCGGTGCGCAGCGATCCCGTCGGCGTCGCGGTCTTGGCGTTGGTCAGCCGGTCGCGGTCGAAGGAGGCCTGCAGTCGCCGGTTCTGCATCTGCTGCTGGGCGTTGACGACCTCGGCCCGGGCCTGGGTCTCGTTGCGAGGCAAGCTGTATCCGCGCTTGCGCATCTCGGCCATCGAGGCCTCGAAGTTGTTGACCTGCAGTCCGGAGGCCGTGCGCCCTCGGCGATCGGTGAAGGTGAAGTTCGGTGTGCTCGGTGGCACGGGGCCCGTCACGTCGTGGCCCCCTTCTTGCGCCGCAAACTACGAGTGACATTGCACCGATTGCAGGCAGGAACGAGATTCTCTGGAGCATTGTTTAGCGTGTCGAAGTCAACGTGATCGGCTTTGAGAATCGACCATTTCAGTGGTGTCCCACACCAGTGGCAAGGATGTTCGCAGTCCAGCGACTCGCACCCCAGCTTGTTCCAGAGAACATAGCGGTGTTCGGGCACATTGCCGGTGATACCGGGGGGCTTGTTGGAGAGGGGGTGAGCCAGGGTTGTCAGGATCACGTATCCCCTGCAACTAACGTACCGACCGGGCGTCTGGTTGTGCTTCCTGCATGTGCACCCGTCTACACATTTACGCTTGGGTTTCCCCCGGGCCTTTTCCCCTGTGGCTACCGTGGCAGCCCTCATCGACTCAGTGAAAATGCCCTTCTTGGCCGCTGATATGAGTGCCCCACGCCTCCGGTACGACTCCTGTCGCTCTTCTTTTGTGAGAGTCACGAATCGACCTTCGACAAATCACCCTCACAATGCCAGCCCGCCGCCTTGCCGCAGGGAGAACCTGGATCGAACGCGATGCGGAAGATCGGATTGATGACGGTGCCGCCTTCTGTGGGGTCCATGGACACCTTCTCGACGGTGCCGCGTCCTTCGTATCGGGTGCCAGCCAGTCGGCAATCTACCCGATCGCCGGGCTCGAAGGGCACCGTTGCCGCGAGAAAGGCGATCCCCGCAGCCGCGCCCTGCAGACCCCCAATCTCCTGGCAGGCGGCACAGAAACTGCGGCCCAACGGATCTGGCGATCCGACCGGACGAGCCCTCTTGCAGCCCCAGCAGATGGCACTCATGCCGTTTTCCTCCGTAGTGCACCGTCCGCGTCGCAGCGACTGCACCGACGGGCCCCGCCGGGAGTAACCCTGTCGTACTCATGACCCTGGGGACACTCGGTCCTTTTTGCCTCGGCATGCCTACCATTCCTGACCGCATCGAGCTGATTCTCGCTCCGGGTCCCCCATCGCAGATTTTCGATCCGATTGTTGGCCGGGTCGTCGTCCCAGTGAAGACCTTCCGCACGAGGGAATGGTCGCGGCCCATCGAAGGTTTCCAGCACGAGATGATGCACTTTGGGACTGCCCCCTGGCATGCGAACAGTCCTATGTCCCGTCAGGGGATGCGCGAATTGAGCAAGTACCCTCCCGCGAAGCCGAGCGGGCTTGCCCTTTCGGGTGATGATCCGATCAACGCTTCGGATCTCTCCCTCCCGGGAGGCCTCGTATCCGGGACGCCCCGGGATCTCTCGCCACATCAGACGGCCTTCACCTTCGTCGGATGCCCGTCGCTGCGTTGCCAGCGACCGGCCTGGTCCCGATGGTGCCAGTCCTCGGCGGCCTTCATTCCCGGATCGGTGCGCTTGGTCTTGGTGCCATCGGCGTCCGGCGTCGGCCCGGGCGAAGTGAGGTCGTGAATTGCCCCCATGATCTGGGAGGCGAAGACCTCCCGAAAGGACAGCTCGCGCAGCAGCTCCGGGTCCATCATCTGGCCCTGGGCTGTCATCATCTGGCGCTGCATCTCGCGCAGCTGTGGCGTCGACATGCCCTTGTATCGGGTGACTTGCTTGAGGCCGCCGACGCCAGGCCCCTGAGGGCCGCCGGGGGTCTTGCCGGTCCAGCGCGGACCGATGTTGGTGAAGTCGGCCACCCGACTGCCCCCATACACCGAGGTGGTGCCGTTGAGGTCCTCGGTGGGATTGCCGGGGCCGCCATCGGCTTGGCGTCGCGATGCCGTGAGGCCGGGGGCCTTCACCCGGCGCAGGTGACGCTCGATGGCCTGCTTGGCCCTCTCGGGGTCGGGCGCGCGGCCCTGGGCGAGCAAAGACATGTCGCCTCTGCTGATGGTCCACTCTCCGCTGGGATGCACTCCGGCACTCCAGTCCGGGGTCTGGGCGACCTGGACGTTGAGCCCGTTGCCCTGCGATACGGGAACGCTCCAGTCCAGGGCACCGAGGTGCTGGGCGACCTCGCCGAGATCGTCGCCGCCACCACGCTCGGCCAGGAACTCGGCCAGCTTGGCCTCCAGCTCGGGTGGGTTGAGCTTGAGCGCCTCCAGCGAAGTCCCCTGGCCCATCAGCCAGTCGGCGAACTCCTGCTCGACGTAGGCAGCGCTGTCGGCCTCAGCGGTCACGAGCTGACGCGCGGCGGTGCGCTTGGACGCCAGAATGACGTCCTTGCGGACCGGGATCTCTCGGGCCAGGTACATGGTGGCCTGAGCGGTGCGCAGGTCGCCACCGGAGCCGATGCCGTAGCTGTTCCAGATCTTGCCGCACTTGCACTGCTGGTAAGACGGCGGCGGCGGATGCACCTCACCGCAGCTGCACGTGAACTCCCGGCGCTCGTCGGCGACGTAGGCGGCCAGGTGGCTGTCCCAGTCCCACCCGGCAACCTTCTCGTGCTTGGGGAACTGGGCAGGGCCCCAGCCGGTCCAGGCCTGTCGACGGGAGCCGGTCAGACTAAAGGGCGGCGGCTCCCGGCGGTCACCAGCTCGGGGTTCGGGTTGTACATTCCCTGCTCGTTGGCGCGCATGTCATTCCACCGGTTCAGGTAGTTGACGAATCGCGCCTGCTGCTTGGTGTCCGGAACGCCGTCGGCAATGTCGCGGGCGAAGTCCTGTTGGAAGTCGGCCTGACGGAACTGGTCGAGGGTGTGTCCGTTGATCGGCAGGTTGTACTTGCTCGCCCAGCGCAGGTAGCGCTCAGCGCGCGCCTGGATCAACTCCGGCGGTGGGCCGGGCAACGGCGGCTCCTCGGCCATCGGAAGTCCAGCAGGTGGCTCTGGCGGACCAGCGGGCGGTCCGGCCTCGGGCGGCGGGCCCTGCTCGAACGGATCGCCGCTCTCGTAGGAGTCGTCGTTGATGAAGCCGTTGATGTCCTCGTCGGTGATCTGCAGGCTGTTGGCGATGGCCTGAGCGGTGTCGATGTCGCCCAGGTCGAGCAACTGCAGCACGGTGGAGATGGCGTCGTCCAGCTCTTCAGGGCTGCCAGCGGGGGCGTCGCCACCCTCGGCGGGCGGGGGACCCTTGGGCTTGGGCTCGCCGCCCTCGGACTTCTCCTCCTTGGGCGGTCCGTCGCCGGAGTCCTTCTTGTCCTCCGGCGGCTTGCTCTCGCTCTTCTCGGAGTCGCCTCCGTCGGACTTCTTCTCGTCGTCCTTGGGCTTGTCGTCGTCCTTCTTGTCGCCGCCGCCCCCACCAAAGGGGAACTCGGCGAACCGCCGGACGTTGGCCACGGGGCGCTGCGCGGGCGCGCCCCCTCCACCCGGAGGAGGGCCTGCTGGTGCGCCGCCCGGCGCGGGGGCCCCACCGCCTCCCATGAGGCCCTGTGTCGCGACCTCCAGAAGGATCTCCGGGGGTACCTGCTGGAGGATCTGGGCAACCTCGGGCGGAATGGCACCAGCACCGGCTCCCGGAGGGGCACCGGGGCCTGCGGGGGCACCTCCGGTGGCATTGGGGTCCACCATCGGGCTGACGCCGCCGGGGCCCGGCTGAGCGGGCATGCCCTGGCCTGCCATCGGCGGGCCACCGGGTGCCTGACCCTCGGGCATGACGTTGACCGACCCCGGGGGCATGACATTCATCGGGGACTGCTGCGCCTGCATGGCCTGCTGCGCGTAGGTGACCGACTGCAGTGCGTCCTGCAGCGGCATGATCGACTTCTGGAACTCCTCGGCCAGCTCGTTGAGCATCTTGGTAATGGCGTCGGTGCTGGTCTGCAGGTGGTCCTTGCCCGACGCCACGCGCTGCAGCTGGCGCTGATGGGCCAGCTGAATGCCGCTGACCAGGTCGGTGAACATGGCGTGGGGTGCGCGCTGGCCGAAGGCCATGACGTTCTTGCGGCTGGCCCTGCGCAGTCCGTGCCGACCGCACCAGCGGGCGTAGGCGGTGGCAGCGGCGCGCATGGCGTGCACGGGCTCGCCACGGCGGGCGCGCTCGTACATCTCCTCGATCGACTCCGGCGACTGCTTGTCGCGGATGCCACCCCAGTCGACGTCCTGCTTGTGGTGGTACTGAGTCTCGGGGCTGCCGGTGAAGTCGTAGTTGGAGCCATCGGCCTCGGTCCGTCCACGGGACTTGTAGTCCTCGGCCTGGCGCAGGGCGGCCTCGAAGCGGCTGGTCTTGTTGCCGGTGTTCTCCCAGCGGTCCTCGCTGTCGGCGACGAAGGGCTCGCTGGCGGCCTCATCAGTCTCCGGGCCGGTGACCTGGCGCAGGTAGGCGTCGAAGTTGCCTTCGGGGATCAACGGGCCGTTGAAACCACCATGCTCCTCGGCGGCCAGGAAGTCGCGGAAGCTGGCGCGGCGGGCAACCGGCGTCATGGGCTCGGCGGCAGTGTTGGTGCTCTCGGTGGCGGGCATCCCCGGCTGCGTGCTGTAGCCCGGGACGTCGCTGGCAGTACGCCGACGGCGCGCGGTGACTGCGCCGACCGGGCTGTCGGCCAGGGTGCTCACCGGGGTGGACAGGTCGGTGGCCGGGGCCGCATCGGCGACCTCGGTGCCCTCGCTGGCCTGGCGCTGCAGCCAGTGCTGGCGCGCGTCGTTCTTGCAGGCCTTGATGACCTTGTTCATGATGCCGTTGCGGGGCTCCATGCCATGGGCGGCAACGATGTTGCGCATGTCGCCGCGAACGACATTCACGCGGGAGAAGAAGTCCTTCTGGCTGGTGGCCAGATTCAGGTACGACGAGTGGCGCACCTTGACCGCGTCGATGGCGACGTCGAGCTCGCGGGCGGCGGCGTTGGCCGCGATCCGGTGCTCAGACTCCGACGCCTCGATCGCTTCAAACGTCCCATAGCTCACAGCTGCCTCCATCAGTCACCAGGCGGTACCCGCTCTTCTCTCATTGAGCAGCGGCAACACGTGAACTACAGGTAAGCGGCCAAGCGATTGAGTTGCAGGACGGCGTGATCGATGGCGGTCATGCCATCCCAGCCCCGGCGGGCAGGGTCCCAGTAGCGCATGTGGTCCCCGGAGACGCCGAACTCCAGCAGGCTGGCGAAGGTGTTCCCCATCTTGACCCAGCCCCGGTTGGTGCCCCCGGATCCGGAGCCACCGCCAAGCAGGCCGCCGGTGATCTGGCCGAACTGGCCGAGGCCGTCGATGCCGCCGATCAGCCCTCCCAGGAATCCCAGGCCCATGCCCAGCGGCGCGCCGACGATGGGCACCACGCCACTCATCTCGGCCAGCGACATGTTGCGCCCACCACTGAGCAGCGATCCCAGGACGCCACCGGTGACTGGTTTCTTGGTGGCCACCAGGGCTTCGGCCTCGTCGCGGCCCAGCCCGGTCAGCTCCATGATGGTGTCGAAGAAGCCCGGGGTCAGTGGGTCGAGCAACTCCACGATGGCGTCCACGAACTCGTCGTTGCGGATCATGGCCATCATGATCGAAACCATCGATCCCAGGTCGAGCTTGAACTGCTTGAGTGCCAAGAAACCGATGTTGAGGTAGGTGTCCAGCGGAGCGATGCCGTACATGTCGGCGGGATTGTTGTAGGACAGCAGGATCTTGGCTAGCTCGGGATGCCACTCATAACGGGTGATGCCGTGTCCGCCCGGATAGAAGCCTTCCGGACAGGTGGGGTCGCCGAAGTTGATGACCAGCAGTAGGTCTTCGGGGCGATCGATCTCGCCCCCGGGCAGGAACTCGTGGGCGATCATGTAGGCGGCAATGGCCCCCTGGCTGTAGCCCGACAACACGTGCTTGGTGCCTCGGGGCGTGCGATTAATCTGAGCCACACCATTGGTCTTGGCGATCTCGCAGCTCTCGTCCATCGACAGCTCGGAGTTGATCCCGAAGCCCTGGGCGGGATAGTCGATGCCGTTCCACTCGTAGACGGCCTGTGGCATGACCCGCCCATCCAATCGGGAGAGGAACTCCTCCATGGGGTCGACGGGCCGGGCGACTCGGAAAGCCAGATCAGCGCTGAAGCCGTTGTTGACCGCGCCCCAGGTGCCGGTCAGGGTGTTGATCCGGACCGGCGCGCTCACTGGTCCTCGTTGAGCTTCTGGTGGATGGCCACGAACAGATCGAAGGCGGTGAACTCCTTGCCGTCCTTGTCGACGTAAACCTGGGTGAGGATCTCGGCCAGCACGGTGACCTCGTCGGGCATACTCGGGGTATTCCAGATCTCGCCGGGCTTGTCGCTCAACGAGCCACCGACCTTGCGGGCCGGGGTCTTGAATGGTCCCTGGTAACCAGAGACCCGTTTGTAGAGCTGGGTGAGTCGCCAGGGCAGCGTCGGGCGTCCCGGTGCGTCCGGATCCCGTCCGTCGAGCTTGGCGATGGCGTTGGTCACGGCGTCAGCCATGTTCGGACCCCTCTTCGTAATCCTGTGCCAGCAACGGTACTGGAGGCGGATCGATCTGGGCATTGATCAGCAGGGGACGGAGGTCGGTGATGTAGCGCTGCAGGTCGCGAACGTGCTGCTCTAGCTGATCGATACGTCGCGACTGTCGGCGGATCACACGGTTCTGTTTTCCGATGCGCTCGTCCTGACCTCGGATGGTGAGCCGTCGTCGCTCGACATCGTCGTACGCCGCTTCCAGCTCGTTGCGCAGACGGGTCAGGACCAGGTCGGTGGCCTCTTGAACCGTCTTCTCCTTCAGGGCCTCTTGGTTCTTGAGGTCCTGCTCGCGCTCGCGCCGGTTGCGCCGGGTGAGCACCACGCCGATGACCGAGGATCCCGAGATCGCCGCGAACAGCGCCGACAGGATGCTGGTGAGCGCATTAACGTCCGCCATCGTCATCAGCCTCTTCTGTCACTTCTTCGGCCACCCTGTCGACCAGGCGAGCCAGCTCATCGCGTCGCCGTTCGGCGCGCTTGAGCAAGAAGATCTGGGTGGTTCGGATGACCGCGCCACTCATGAAGGCCCAGGAAAGGCCATAGCCGTAGACCGAGTTGGCCCACCCCGACTTGTCGGCGACCAGCCAGAGATAGATCCCCAACGAGCCACACAGGCTGATGTAGCCGATGACCTCGACCCAGAGCGCGGTGGCGAGGTCACGCATGTGCAGTCCGACCATGCAGATGAGCGCGCCCAGCAGGTTGGTCAGGCTGATCGCGCTCTGGGCCTGTGTGTCGATCTGAGTGTCCAGCACGCTGTTCTTGGTCACCCCATGGAGCAACTGCATCAGCGACCAGGTGCCCAGCGCTGCCGTGGCAGTGAGCTGGAAGGGGTTGGAACGCCAGTGCACCACCGTGACCTCACGCCGGAGCCACTCTCTCATGACAGCCTCGGCGGTGTGGTCTTGAACTCCTGCTGGCCGACTTTCAGCATGTACCAGAGAGCGAAGCACGCCCAGAGGTAAGTGCCGCTGTAGCTGACCTGGTCGGGGAAGTCCTGCCCGGACTGATAGAAGCACCAGGAGTAGTAGGCGCACCACATCGCGCAGCCCAGCGCGCCGATGACGATGAACCAGCCCCGGGCGGTGAGGGCGTGGGGGTCGCCGGTGTCGTGGAGGGTGAAGCCGATGGCCAGGATGCACGAGAATGTCAGTAGAGCGATGGCCCAGGAGTGCGGGGAGTACGGGATCTCCCTGGCATAAGAGAACTGCTCGCCCTGCCAGCGCTCGCTGCCGGAGGCGATCAAGGACGCGGACTGTCCCCAGGCGAAGGCCACATAGAACACGTTGTACATGTCGTTGGAGCCGCGCAAACCACCGATGTCGACGTGGTCACGCAGGGCGAAGTAGGGCAGTCGCATCAGCGGCGCGCCCCTCAGGAGAACAGGAGGTTGTCGGGGAAGTCGGCGACGTGGGTGGGCTGTGCTGCTGCTGTCTTGGGCTTGGGCAGTGCCGCCGCGACCTTCACGCAGTCGTCGGCGAAATTACCCGGGTAGACGAACGAGTACAGCTCCGCATGTCGATAGGCCCGCTCACGCATCTCCTCGGGATACTGCGCGGCCTCGATGTTGTTACGCACGAAGTCCCGGGCGGCGATGCGGTACTCGCTGCGGTCGTTCTCCCTCCCGACGTGCGCGGCCACGCGGTCCTGGTGGGCATTGAGCATCGACTGTCGAAAACCCACCAGATCGTCGCGTTCTCCGGAGAGTTGAGCGATGATGCTCTGGTTGAACGAATTGGGTCCGGCGGCGCGAAGGGCGTGGATCAGCTTGTCGGCCTTGGCGATGCGCGCATCCACCGAGCCGATCGAGTTGTCGAACCAGCCGCCATCACCGGCACGCCAGTCATCAAGTGCGGCGTGCAGGGTCGCTGCGGTCCGTGCTGCAGTGCGGGTGCGGAATGTGCTGTCGAACATGGTGGCCTCCTCACCCTTTGGGTTGCGAGGTCAGCTCGAATGCAGGTCAGCGCCAGGAACTAGATCTGCCGATTCATCTCGCTCGTAGTGCAGCACGACGATCTCGTCGGTCTCGGGGTCCACGTCGTAGTCGGCGTACTTGTAGGCACAGGTGGTGAGCTTCTCACGCAGCCCCGGGGGTTCCTGTACGTACTCAGCCAGTCGTCGCTCGGCCTGCACCGGCAGGACCCAGGTGTGCAGTGGGGGCTCCATGACATCCCAGTCGGCAGGCAAGGTGAACTGCATCCCGTCCTGCTCACCACGAGACAACCGAACCCGCACCGTAACCTCGCCGAGCACCATGTCTTCCCCTCTCCCCCTATTCAGGGGCGGGAACCGACTCTATCCAGGCCGTGAGTCGGTCGCGAATGGCCGTCGCCTGGTCCACGGTCATGTGCACGGCGACATCGCAGGCAGGGAGCTCGCCCGGAACGCCTTCCTCCTTGTCGATGAACATCCAGCAGGCGTCCTTCATCGCCGAGCTGGACTGTTGAATGCGCACCTTGTGGCCGTAGTCGGTCACCACCTCATCGCCGAAGACGGCGAAGCCTCGCGGTGTGGCGGTTACTTCGATGTCGGGCATGTCAGTTCTCCTGCTGTAGTGGGCGGAAGCGCCCGGGGGCGACCTTGGTAGCCATGCCGAGAGAGACCAGCTTGCGCAGCCGGTTATCGGCGACGGGATGGGCGATGCTCGCGTCCTTGGCGTAGTCGGTGGCACTCAGGCCCTGCTCGGTGTCGTGAGCGATCAGGTACTGCCAGGTCTGCATCTGGCTCTCGTTGAGCTGGACCACGTCCTCGGTGGTCTTGGGGCGGCCCTTGCGGCGAGTCCTGGCCTTGAACTCGATGGGCTTGGTGACGGTGTCGCGGATCTGCAGGATGGCCGCGACCACCTCGGCGCTGTCGCCTTCGAGCTCGAAGCTGCCGTCCGGCGCGATGAGGGCCCTCATGCCAGTGCCGCCCTGGCCTGCTCGTAGAGCTTGTGGACCTGGTCCCAGTCGTCGCGGTGCACGACCTGGCAGCTCATCAGAACCGGGTATCCATTGACGGCCTGGCCTGTGGAGCCCTTCAAGCTGCCCACGATGTTGCCAACGTCGGCGGGGTCGATGTCGCCGGGCAGACCGCCGAGGGCGATCGGGATGAAGACCATCGATATCAGGTCCTCGGGGATAGCCGAGGCGACAACCAGGGTGTTGCCAACGAGCTCGGTGGCCATGGCCTTGATGTCGTCCTCGGTGAGGCGATGGATGCCCATCAGTCCTCCTCGGTAATGGTCTTGGGTGCGCGGTAGAGCCGGATGGCGGCACGATCGGCGGCGGTCATGGCCTCGCCCTTGGCCAGCTTGTAGCCCTCGGAATGGTGATAGATCGGCTTGCTGAGCCGGTCGCCGGAGGCGATGGAGAGCATCTCCACCCGCAGGCTCTCGCAACGACTGCACATCAGCACGCGACGAATCTGCTGGCGGCGGGTGCGCTTGTTGCGCACGATGGTGTACGTGTAATCGTCCCAGGCGTGCAGCTTGTCGTAGCACTCCAGATAGTTCAGTGGGATGCCGTTGAGCTTGAATGGCAATTCTCTGGGAGCGAGCTTCTTTGCCATGAGTTTCCTGTCCTCGTGGGTGGTTCTGTCACTGTACAACAGTTTTTCGATAGGTTTATTCCCGCCGGGTGTTGACTGCCTGTCGTGCCTGATCGAGCTCGGCCCGAACCCTCTTCAGCCGCTCCTGCAGGTCGAATTGAGCGTTGGCCTTGATCGCCTCATAGTGCAGCATGTCCTCCTCGTGCTCCTGATTCTCAGTGGCGATCTGATGGGCCACGATCTCGCGGATCCGCTCCCCGTGACGGCCCCGGTACTTGACCTTCTCCCGGAAGATCAGATGCCCGTCCAGGGTGATCTCCAGGCGATCGTCGTTGAGCTGCTTGACCTCCATGGCCCGGGAGGCGAACGAGAGCATGTAGAGATCGCGGCCCCGCTCACGCCAGGCGCGGTGCACGGTGAGCTCCAGCCTGCGGTAGACGTCGTGGATGTCGACCATTCGCAGCGTGCGGTACGTCGGCCCCGGCATCCACCAGCGCTGACGGACGACGCGCTCCTCTCGGGTGCCGAAACGGTCGAAGTCCACGGGCCCGAGCTCGCCGTAGTTGACCTCGAAGTCCGTCATCGTCGGTTGAGGTCCTCGACCAGGCAACCCAGATCCTCGTCCTTGGTGGCCAGGATGAGCGAGAGCGCCTCGCGCTTGGCCCGTGACCTGGCAGTCAGGCCGAAGCGGAGGAACGTGCGCCAGTTGCCGTTGTCCTTGAGCTTGGGCTTGCCGGTGTCGGGATCGAGCTGGGCTTCGTGCAGGGTGGCCCCGGCGACCCGCTTTCCTGGCGACCACTCCACCAGCAGTGTCCAATAGCCCCGCTTGTAGACGTCGCTCACGGCGAACCTGGTGCGCTTCCACCCGCAGTTCTCGGCGGTCCTGGCTAGGAAATCTCGCACCTCGGTCACGAGATGAACCTGACGCCGAGAACGACGAGCTGGGCTCCGTTGGCGCTGATGTCGTGACTGCGCCGAATGACCCGCCACCAGTGCGCCACATCCTGGCTCTCGAAGAGGCGCACCTCGTCGCCGATCTGGGGCACCTCGTGCAGGCCATGGTGACCGGGCTCCTTAGCCGCCCAGATCGGAATCACCGGGCGATCTGCCTGGGGCTCGACGTCATAGAAGCGGATGGGGGCCATTAGCTGGGCACCACCCGGTTCTCATCCATGATGGTCGAATAGCCGGTGATCAATGCGTCGGCCAACTCGGCATCGATGTAGGCGTAGAACGTGCCGCCCTCCGCGTTGTCGACCCTGATCAGGCGCTTGCCCTTGCGGGCATCCTCGACGGCCTGCCTGGCGGCGCTGTCAGCTGTGCGCAGCTCCTTGGTGAACTCCTTGGCTTCCTTCCAGGATTTGACCAGCACCCAGCCCTTCTCGGCGACGAACGCCCGGGCCTCGTCCAGGGTGGCGCAGTCCGTGCCCCATCGGCTTTTGTTGCCGTAGGAACGGGTGGCGCTGTAATCCATCGTCATGACCGCGTAGGGCTTGTCGGCGACGGGGCCGTGGACCCGAGGATCCAGCTTGTGGATCTTGGCAAACACGGTCTGCTTGGTGATCTCGGCCATCACGGCCTCCTGTTCCTTGTTCCATTGTCAGATTACAACACATTCCCGACAGGCCTATTCCTGCTGCGCTCCGCGCTGGACGTTGGCCAGCTTCTCGGCCCGGTCCTCGGGGTTGATGACGGCCATATCCATGATCGAGTCGACGGGGATGATCAGGGCCTCGGCCAGCGCCTGGCGATCAGCGCGGCTCATCATGGTGCCCAGCTCGGGACGCTTGCGATCCGGCGGGCTGGTCACATAGATCTTGTCGATGCTGGTGAGGCGGCCCCGGCGGGTCTGCCACCGCCGCCCCGTCCGCTGGTTGAGCGCCAGCCGCAGCGCGCTCATGTAGGCCTCGGCATTCATGACGCCCGAAATTCGAGCTCTTCGATCACCATGTCCTTGACCTCGGGCAGTCCGTCGAGGTGAGGGAGCGCGGCCTCCAGGGTGTTGGAGGAGAAGTCGCTGATCATCAGCTCCTCCCAGGGCGCGCCGTCGGCCAACCGCTCCAGCTTGTCGATCGTCTGGGCCATCGCGACGCTAGTCATCACTTTCCCTTCCTGTTGGTGAAGGCCCCGAAGTACGAGGCGTTGTCGGCGGCCTCCATGGCTAGAGCCGACTCCACGAGCTTCTTGTTGGCGGCCTCCTTCTCGGCGACCTCCCTTTTGTTCTGAGCCTCGGCGTGACGCCGGGCGTTGCCAAGGGCCATGTTGGTCATGCGGACGCTGTCCATGCCGTACTTGGGCGGGTAGCGGAAGACCTTTCCGCAGGAGCACTCGGCCCCGCCGGGCATGGTGCTGATGTAGTGCATCAGCTCATCGCCCATGCGGACTCGGACAGCGCGTAGTGCGAGCTCAGTTTCTCGCCGCCCAAGGACAGGTTGGCCAGACCGAACAGGCCTTCGGGGTCCGGGCTCTCAGCCAGCACGATCAACAGCGCGAGCTCCTGGGCCATCTGCTCCATGACTTGCGGATCCATCTCCGAACCTCTTTCCGGAGCCCTGGCGGGCACCTCTATTACAACGCTGAGCTGGGACTATTGTGCTCGTCGGCGAGGTTGCGATAGACCATGACCGGCTTGGAGCGATCATGCTCACGGTCCTTGTAGGGCCTCATCAGGCCAGTAGTCCTTTCAGGATGGTCGCCTGGGCGGCGTCGTTGACACGGATGTAGGGCTCGTACTCCTGGGGCAGGTACTCGCGGCTATCCCAGCCGGAGGTGCTACCGGGGTCGGAGATGTAGTCCCAGGCCTCAGACACCTCGTTGAAGACCCAGACCGATCCCTCGCGGTCGAAGACCATGCCGTCGTCGCGGGAGACGTCGTAGTGCTTCACGCGGCCACCTTGCCTTCCAGGAAGGCGTCGGCGTCGGCCATGGCCTGCTGGTCGGTGGCGTACAGGTACTGGTCGAGCGGCTTGAAGTTGGCGTCCGGGGAGACGCGCACGTAGGCGCACCACCAGTTCGACGCGCGCTTGCCGACGTAGGCGAGGTTGTCATGGCGGCGGTGGCCGAAGTCTTTGGCCCCGTGGTGTTCCTTGACCCAGCTCATCAGGTCTCCGTCCCGGAGGGATCCTCACCCTCACACTCTTACAACGCTCACCAGCCACTATACATTCCCAATAGGGTATCCTGTCGAGATGGAGACCTGGCTTCCGGTACGTGACTTCGAAGGCCTGTACGAGATCTCAGACCAAGCGAACGTGCGCTCCGTCCGACGGGGGATTGTTCTTCGCCAATACCGTGACCCTCGCACGGGCTATCGAAGTGTGAGCCTGTACCGAGAGGGTCGGAAATGTAGCCGTCGAGTCCATGTCCTGATGGCCGAAATGTTCCTGGGGCCGCGACCTGCTGGCCTTGAGGTCTGTCATGGCCCGGCAGGTGTGGACGACAACACCCCGGGAAATCTCCGATGGGACACACACCAGAGCAACATCAGCGACATCGATCGGACGTACTGCAGGCGTGGCATCCATGAGATGACCCCGGAGAACACACATACGCGCAAAAAGTGCGGCTCGCGCCACTGTATCGCTTGCAAAAAGTCCGCTCGGCGTCGTAAGCGATTATTACAGCGCTAGGAACGGTTTATATATTCCCGATAAAACTCGAAACGCCGCCCCTGACCTGCAGGGACGGCGCTAGCCGAGCTGGTTGGATCACCTCCGTTCTTGTCCACGTGTTGTCGGGGACGCTACGCGGGGCCTCGCTCGGGAGCCACTGATTTACGCCAGCCGCTTGCTGCGAGCGCCGGGATGGTTCTCCCAGGTCTCCATCACGTCGGCAACCTCCGAGAGCATCGGGTAGGGCTTGCCGGGAAGGTCGTAACGGTCCTTGGGCATCAGGATGTAGACCTCGCCCTCCTTGCCGGAGTAGAGCGCGCCGACCATGCCCTTCGGCACGTCATCGTGCCAGTCGCCCCAGGCCGCCCGGACGAACATCTCGCCCGCCGCGATGGCGTCACGCTTGGCGTCTTCCTGGGCCTGCATGGCAGCTGCGCCCTCCTTGCAAGAGTCACCGTGCACGCCTCGCAAGCCGCCCCGGTCCTTGT